CTTGGCAATACGACAGAAACTGGCCTAACGCGCCATACAACACAATGACATCGAGCAATATGAACACATGCAGTAGGGGGATTGTTTTGAGAAGCACAAGCGCCTGAACCCTTGCAATCTCCAACATGCTTGCATTCAGCGTCAGAATCGATACCAACATTTCTGCGTAAATTTCGAGGATGGCTAGGGCATCTTCCCGTGCTATGTGGACCAGAACAAGTCCTACAGCGAGCACGAGAAGAGCCCACACCCCCTCCGGGACCCTCACCCGGGTATCCCAATGTACTATCAAACTTCTTGTTCGATTTCCGCTTGGGTTTACACTTCCCAGATTTAACGTTCCGGGCACGACGTTCCTTATCCTTTTCCTTATTCCCTCTTCTCTGTTGAGGCTTTGGACTCTGATAGTCCAAGTTTTCATTTGCATTAGGTAATGAGACGGAAGATTGGTCAGTGGTACTTAAAATTCGGTGACAGAGCGTACCATACTCAGGCACCTAGCCGTAGCTTACCAGGAGTATTTCCCCCCGGATGTTTTGTCGCTCTTTAACCACCCTATAGGTAGAGGCACGACCATGGTAAAAACCAATTCCTGTACACACCACTAATCGAAGTTCGGATGTTGCCTGGTTGATGACTCATTTTCATCGGTCACTTTCAAGCAACTCCATCCCCGCGATGTGTCTTCTCTTCAATCTTACAAAACACTTAACATGTCTTGGGTTGGCTCATAAGGATCAACTATCAACAAGAGATCATTACGTAACATTGTTACAGCCTGAAGAATTTGGATACAATGGTATGATTCAAAAACACCTTATCAAGTCTCAAGGGTTTCTTACTAACATTCCGTATGTATTCCTATCCAACAAAGCTCACTCCATTATGTATAGCACAATCGTCACCAATGTAAACAGGGCACCAGACCCCAGATATACAATGGATACCGAAATTTTCACCATATCGGCCAACTTACAACACTTTACATGCCGCCGAATTGCCAGATAGAAGAGAATTAACCATGTAGTAAATGGTGGAATTTAAGTATTCCAAACTACCATAAATGTGGTGCATTGTCGCTAAGCTTGTGCGACTGACTATGCCTCAAAAGACACAGATGAGAAAGGTGTTATAAGTATTGAACAACTAGTCAACGTTGGAGCACCAGAAACTACAAACGTGATCGTCGAAGACGGAAGAATATGAGTTGTAAAATAATAAATAATTTCAAATGCTGTTGTTGTAGAAATTGCAGGTTGTGCAACCGTGATTGCTCCACTAGTATCGGAAGCAGTGGCAGCCACCGTCATTGAACCCATGCTGGTTCCTCCCCAGCGGAGTGCAATAAGGTAACCACCTGGACGATAATTCGTCATCAAACCTCCAGCAGCAAATGACACTTGATAACCACCAGCAGCCGCCTGCAACGTCCCATCACCAAGTGGATTGGTGGCTGAAACATTGTTGAGCGTTGCATTCAAAGACAAAGAATAAGCATCAGACATTGGGTCAAGTTTTCTCGCAGCAATCAATTCGACCACATACGACACCAGCAGGCGTCCTAAACCAGTGCCTGCAGTCTGTCCATTAGAGTATACAGAAAAGCTGCCAGAATCATACTCCTGTAGATCTGTCGGCAACGTGCCATAATTGTATCGAATCGTTTTGCGAGTCAACGTGCCCAACATAAGGCTTGGGTTAAGATTTGTGAAAGCAGCCAAGAAATTAGAACTCATCTTAGACTCAGAAAAAGATAGAGCACTAATCTCATCCAGAACTATGTTATCATTCGGATCATAGTCTGGCACCAAATATACATCACCATTGGTATTAGTTGCTACACGCGGAACATAGTCAAAACGTAAGGACTTAAATCTATAATACTCATAATCTTTGGCTATGTTTGACAACTTCGGAAAAGATTGTGAAATACCAGGATTGATATAAACATAATTACAATTAGCAAAACCATTAGTATTTGGAACAGTTGATGGTACATTAACAGAGGCTATCATCTCTCTGCCAGATACAACTACTCCATCCTTGCTAGATCGCAGAGTCGGAGCGACCAAAGATATGGTCGAACCAAAACTAGTGGGCATTGCAGTCATAGTATCACCCTTTCTCTCCTTATTGTAATTCCTTACTTTCATTTCTCTTTTAACTTCTTTCTTAACTTCTGCCTTAAGCTGTTGCTTAGGAGGACCCGGTGTTGATGCTTCACCAGAGACCTGCGCAATAATATCCTGGCCTTGCTTAGATCTGCGCCGTGACCTAGCTTCCAACTGCGGAAACAGTGTTTCCACTGCCGCTACAGCGGGTGCCACAACAAGATGATCGAAGGCATCACCGATCACCCTATTGTACTGTGGAGCATTTTTCCATGCACTGCTCCCTACTCTATGCTTATGGCGCTCATCCAAAATATGAGACCATCTTTCATTAAATGTTAATGGAACTGAAAATAATGCACATGGCCCAGTCAAACCATGTACATAGCTAAAAGCTTGACGATTCATCCACCATTGAGGGTAACCCCGTGCGATCCACACACTAATCGTCTACTTAGTGTGGGCTCACGCCCGGTACACGTCCTTCACCGTGGGAATATTTGGAACCAGCTCTCCAAACAGTTTTAATGATCACCCTACTACTAAGTGACCAACACGTCTTCATTATCCTCTCAGACGCTGTGGAGCCAAAATAACGGTTGGCCAGGC